GATACGTCCTGTGGCACAACGTACTGTGCGATGTTTGAGAGTTTGCTCTCCACATATTCCGTGTCCAGTTCCCGCACATCGTATTTCAACACAAAATCAAATTGGTACATATCTGATTCTGGAACAATGTTGGTTCCAGTGATGCGGGAGATTTCTTCGGGCGACAAATACTGCAAACTTAACTGGAACATTTGCTGATATGCCTCTGTCCACACTGTTAACCAGTTATTCACAAGTCGTTGCTGCTTTATCTGCGTCTGCACGGGCGGCACTGATTGATTCGCCCTGCCGAAATATTCGTCGGCCTGACGCGACACGGCTTCAATCAAGTTGAACGCTGTGCTGGGTTGCCGCGCCGGGGGGCGCATGAACTCGTAGTCTCCAGTCTTCATCACCGGCAACTGCACCGCCGGGCCAACCTTGTTCGCCAACCCAAGCCGCTTGTTCACCATGATGGGCGGAAGCGTTTCAAAACTCGTCGAGTCGTATATCGAATCTCGTTGAGTCTTGATTTCGTCCTGCCAAGTTCGGCAGATTTCTGGCACTCCACGGCTCTCCGTGATGCGGCGTTTGAGTTTTTCCCGGCGATATTCCACGAATGGATAGCGGCAATGCACATAATCCAGTAGTTCATGCTTCGCGTGGATGTCCTCGCCGCCCTCGCCAGTTTGGGCTATCGGACTGAATATCGTGTAATAAATGCCCGGTATGTTGTTGTCATCCAGTTGGCGACTATACGCATACACCACTTCGATTAGGTTGTCCTGCCGGTCAATGTGGCTACTGGTCAGGTCGCTCAACTGCACGGTGAAGTCGTGGAACTCTGTCGAGCGGCCCGCCGTCTTCACTGCGGCCTCTACCCAATCTTCGCTCCAGCCCTCGTCCACAACCTTGGCCCGCAACTCCACCTCCGTCATAAACAACCGGCGGAAGATCACTCGCGCCGATTGCAAATCAACCGTTTCGGGCGGCAGACTGATTTCCTCCCACGGCTTTAACGCTACAACTGCCGGTTGGTTCACCGCCAAGTATGCCTGTGGAAGAATTGTTTCTCCCGTGTCGCGCAGTTCCTTAACCGCTTTCCGCGCCTTGCGTTTTCCGAGGCCGGGGAATTGCGCTTGCAAAATCTCCACCACGGCAGTCTCCGACTCTGGATCGTTTATCATGTCGGGCAAGGCTTCCAGTTCGCCCCCCACTTGCTGCGCCAAGGCTATAACTTCATCCATTGTCACCTTACGCCCCTTCACCGCACTTTTCTGCTCCCACCCAACAAACAAAGCACTCCACCCATATTGCTGCCCGTATTGGGCGAGTAGTTCGGCCTCGCGGTTTAGTGTGTGGTAGAGTTTGGTGTCGCGCTGCCACCGCATCATGTTACTCGCCACTCCAGCCGCTTGAGAGTCCCCAATCTCGGTTCCCCCAATCTTTAGTGTGGCCCGGCTAAACGATGTGGTTAACACATCCACCGTGTCGTTTATAATCTGGTCGGCCAACGGTATGCGGGTGTCGCTCGCGCCCTCCCAAGGGAAAGCATCTTTGCCCTCTGGTAAGCTCTCGCTGTGCTTGCGCCCGTCCGTGGTTTGCCCCGTCCAGCGTGTGAATCTAATGTTGTCCACATCAGATATTTTATCCAGCGATTCCCCGTCGTGTAGACTGCGGCTATATTCCGCCGCCAATTCCCGCACATCTGGTGTGTCCGCTGCCTTCGCTAATTTATCTACTGTCTCCATCTTTCTTTTCCCCCTTTAAGTGTTTAATTAAGTCATCCCTATAATACCGTCGTTGGTTCCCCACTGTTCGGTAAATTCGTAGCGCATTTAGTTTTGCAAGTTTCGCAAGCTGCTTCTGGCTCAACCCGGTAACTGCCGCCGCCTCATCGGGCCTCACCAACACTGGTAGTTCAAACAACCTCATCAGTATGTTCCCACCGCTGATCCAGCGAAGGTTTTGTCATTCACGAAAATTGGCTCCATCACGGCCAAATATCGAAGGGTGTCTATGCAATCCTTACTCGCACCCTTCTCCCCGTCGCGCCCCGTCCACTCTTGCAAACTATATATTAGGTTGCCGCAGTCCTTGCTTATATAGAGGCTCGGCTCATTAACCGCCGTGACGGGTTCGCCTTGATCGTAGTTTAACCAATCATTTACAATGGTGAGTCCGTTGGCCACCGAGATTCCAGCGGCTTGCTCAAAATACATGGGGTCTTCGCCTTCCCCCAATAAATCAATAATGCTTGTGCCGCCCTCGCGGCCCGCTGCTTGGCTGGCTCCAGCGCGAGGATCTATATATCGCACCTCGATGTCCTCGCCCTGCTCCAAGTCGGCAATGATTTCCTTCACTTCTGGAAGCCCGCGTCCAGCACCCACGCTCTGCGCCGGGCCGGGCGCACCATCGGCCTTATCCCCCGGCACGGCCCACTCCCCATATTCGTCTAAATTGGGCCACTCCCTATAAATGTATTTACGCCCTCGATCATCCACCCTCAACCAAAGTACAAACCAGTTCCGATTCCACGCGGGATCGACTGCCATGTAGTTTGTGCCTTCCGCTGGAATCTTGTCGGCATCCAATGTGTGCGACTCGCAGAATTTCGGAAATTGGTTTCCAGCGAGATTTTCCGCATACCCATACGCCCGCAACTTAATCTGTATGCTGTTCTCTCCGTTGAGGGTTTTCTTCATTTCCTCATACGGATTGTATGGATTCATGTCGGTGAAGAACCACATCAACCTCGCGGCGGCGCGGCGACATTGAGCCGTGTATGGCATGGTTCCAGCCGGGCAACCGGGAACATTCACCGTGTCTCCCAAAAGCGGACTAGGCCGCGCCTCCAGCACCCGATACCCCGATATGTATTCCTTCACCGTGGGGGTGTAGCCTTCCACGGGGGTGAATGTGATTAGTAGCCTTCCAGAGAGGTCGTGGCTGGAAGCCCGCGTCACCAACCGAAACCTCAACGTCTCAATCCACGGCAGCGGCACAAGCTCATCACACCAAATCATGTCCACCTCTCCACCCTCAATCACCCGCATCTCCTGCGAATAATTCATAAACCAACACTGCGATCCGTTTGGGAGGACGAAGGTGTTTTCGGTGAAGCCATTTTTCTGGCTGAAACTTACATTTTGTACGCGGCCCTTCTTAATGTTCTTCCACTCGGTCGGAATGTATTTGTATACGAGTTGTTGCTGATCTCGGATACTGGATTGAGCGGTCATCCCAAGCACCCACACTTTCGCGCCCTTCTTGGCAGTCATCATCTGCACTATGCGCTTGGCCGCGAACTCGGACTTTCCAGCCCGGTTGCCCCCTTGGATCAGTAATTCGCCCGCGCCCTTCCAGAGTTCGTCTGCGTCTTTCCAGTTGGGGGGTTCAAATCCGTAGCGGTAGGGGTCTTCTTTTTCCAGTTGGATTAGTTGCTCGCGCTGCTCCAAGGCGCGGGCCAGTTCGTCCAACCCCTCATCCCCGCGATCCGCAAACTCCTGCATACGCGCCTTTGAAGGCACGACAAGTACGGGGTGCGGTGTGGGGGTGAATGACATTTATTTCCAGCTTGGCCGATTCTGCATCGCCGCGATAAGCACGGCTTCACCTAATGTCCGAGTTCCACCATTAACTTCTATTAGTGTGGTTTCTTTAAGTGCGCCCAATGGCAACGCAAATGGCGGCTGCTCCGATTCAATCGGTTTCCAGAAATCCAAACGCTCAACCACCGCTTTTAATGGTTCCGTGTACAGAAACCACTCCCCTCGGTGGCGCAACGGCCCGAATAACCGGTGGAACGAACGCTCCAGTTCCACGCCCCCCTCTAAACAACCCACCAAAGTCAACTGCCGAGAGTTTCCGACTTGCATCTCAGAAATCCGCGATGCGGGGTTTTTAGACCGCCCAATCTTTAAATACTCAAGTCCGCCCGGCGTTTCCTCGGTAACAAAATACACAAACTCCGCACCCTTTGTATTCGTGCGACTCATCGACTCTATTTCCAAACCTTCCGATTCAACAACATCCCAATCATGCCGTAATTAGCTACGTCTTGGTAGGTGTCTGCGAGGGGTTCGTTGTTAATGCCGTTCTCGCCGCGCATACCTTTAAGTAAGATGTGCCGCATTCGGCTTACTTTGTCTTGGAGCCGCACGGCCACCCCAATCTCTCCAGAAGCCGATATGTTCGTGCTGCCGTAGTCTTGCTGCTTGTCATCAAACAACTTCATACATTCCAGCGCGACCTTCACAATCTCGCGGCCCATGTCGGTTTTCAATTCCAGTCCCTCTACGATGTTCGTAGCCAATTTGTCTCTGTCAATTTTCATCTTCATCTTCGTCTTCGTCTTCGTCCTCCTTCTCCGCTTCCAGTGCTTCAGCTAAAGCCGCCACGGTGACGTATTCACTGGCCTCGGCCACCATGTCGGCCTTTACCAACTCCAGTGCGCCAATCATCTGCGGATAGGTGAGGTCAAATTCATCATAAAACCGCTGAACCACTCCAATCAGTTCCTCCAAGAAGGCTTGCGTCTGGTCGGCGGGCGTCATTTCAGTTGCACTGTAAGCGGGTTAATATTGCAGAGGGGGAAATGCTCGAACCAACCAAGTCCAAGTATTGCTGCGCCCCTCCTTCCTCGGTGAAAAATTCCTCCAGTTCGCGCAAGGCCGCTCCACACACAAGCCGCTGGCTGGAAACCAACTTCGTCTCCCTCGTAGTCCCAGCCAAACTCCGATAGTCCCGCACCGCTTGCTCCACCACCGCAGCCGCCAACCCTCCAACTGCCCCATCGTCTGCCACAATTGTCATATTCTCCCCCGCCGCTTCGGATGCCGCGTCACCGCCCACCCGTTCCCGTTTGGCTTTATCGGTATTCGCATCTTTGGAACGAACATGGCCGAGTCGCGCACTCGTACAAGTATCTGCTTGCCATCGTCCAGTGTCGCCTCCACCAAGTTTTTGTTCGGGAACGCACACCTTCCAGTGGTGGCAAATGTTTCCCTTGGGGTGTAGTTGGGCGGGTGGTCGAGGCCGAGTTCGATGTATAGGGCCGCGCAGCCGCCATCAGTCCAGTGGATTGCGGGGCCGATTTTGTAGGTGTAGTCGGGGTTCTCTTTGCGGAACTTGACGAGTTGCGTCCGTGGGACTCCAAGATATTCTGCTAATTCAGCCTCCTTCATGCCCTTTTTATAAAAAATTTTGTAAC